CCTGCAGGAAAGAACAAGCTCAACATCTCCAGTGGAGTGGCAGGGGGGTGAAGGTTCTGTTTCATGCCACAAAGATAGTGTTTTTAACTAATTCCCCCAAGTTTTCAAACTGAGCCACTAATTCCCCCAAGTTTTCAAACTGAGCCGTTTTTAACTAATTCCCCCAAGTTTTCAAACTGAGCCTATTAATATGATGATATGTTGGGGGCTTTTTTTTTAATTCTTAGCCCCCGAAAGAACTGCTTTTGTTATTTTTGAGTAATTGCTACGCTTCTACTCGTAGCGTTGTGAGGATAATCCTCGGTATAGTGTTCTATTTCATTTTGAACCTCCCTTCTTTTTTATATTATAATTTTGCAATTATACAAATAAATTACCACACCAACAAATTATAACTAATTCCAATTCCTACATAACTCCCCGCCGGATAACTATATCCTGCCTGAATTCCTAATCCCCATTTTTTTGATGGACATTTCGGTATGCGCACAATATCATTAGTAACCGTGACAGTCTTAGGATATACTTTCAGGCTGTCCAAGTTCGGGTTATAACCACTGACATAAGCCGTATAGTTACTGTCCCGGTATATCTTCTGCTCGACAGGAAGCACCGTATCACCTACATGGATAGTATCGCCTGTGTGCCAGCAAATCAAAGGAGTGGGAAGGTAGTAGGGAACCGTATCCCGTCTTATCACAAGGTTTGAACTGAATACTGTATCCGTTCTTGCCTCTATAACTGCTTCGGGGGATGGCTTTGCGAACCATCCTAAACCGAAAGCGAGTACAATCAGTAATATGTAAGGAAGCCATTTCATTTCAATTTGGTTTTTTAGCTTGCAACCCTGCCAAGCTGCTCTATACAATTTCAATTGTAATACTTTCGCCTCTTCTCTGTGCATCCTCAATCAGCACATTGAGCTTATCGGAGGTATATCGGGATTCGGTCAATCGCCCGACTTCCGTATTCCTTCCGACAAGTATGCAGCCGGCAGAGTCATCGGCAGTATTCCCTGGATGTATCAAGATGCCTTCAAAGGCAGGGACATTAAGCAATCGTGGCAGGTTCCTGCCAAACTTGGGAGACCAATTATATATTACCTTATATTCTCCGTAAGGGATGGCGGTTTTGCCATATACCTTCTTTTCATTGCTCAAATCGCGGACGGTGTCTTCCAGTGTGTCGCAGAAAAGCTTTCCGTCTACAAACAGTCTGCCCACCGTGTAAGCGGGTTTCTTCCATAATCTTTCTACTCTTAATTTCATATTATATATTTTTATATTAAATAATTTATGTATATTTGCGACAGTATTTAATTATACTGCTTTTCATAAAGATATGACGATAACTATGCCGGTATAGCGATACCGGCTTTTTTATTCCTTCTTTTCCTCCTTCTTTGATTCAAACAATATCTGTGCAGCCAATTTTGCGATATCTTCCTTGTTTTCAATTATCACACTCATTGTCTTTTCTGCTTTGCGCAATTCCGCCTTTTCCCACGATTTTTCCCTTACCGATATAAATTCGCAAAAAATGCAATAGACCGTCCAAATCATGGAGAAGACAGGAAAAGGGATAACGACACAGCATAGTAAGTCTATGAAACACAATTCTAAGAATGGCGTGAAGTACTTCTTTGCCTTGACAGCCGTTTTCTTGTAACCTGTCGATGTCCTTGCCTCACCGCGCTGTTTGGCTTTCATCACTCCCGTCAGCAGGTCTATAAACATAGCCCCAATAGTGACAGCGATACATAAGGCAATCAGCACGATGTGTGTCATCATGTGTTGTTGGATAAAGTTGTAAATAACATCTTTCATTTTGTCTGTTTTTAAGATTAATACTATATTTGCATGTGTTTTTCATAACCCAACAGACCTAGTGAGGTTGTTGCATAAGTTTTTTCCCTGCTGCCTTCTCAGGTAGCAGGGATTTTTTTATGATATTAAAAGAAGTTCATTGGTAAACATATCTCCCAATCTTTCTTGGCCAAATGTGCTTGGATGGTTATCTGTCCCATTCTTACTTTTTATAACTTGCAATGACTTAGGACTTGTATTAATTTTTCCCCAAAGGTCAATTATCGGGATATTCCAAAGTTCGGATACTTTTTGAAAGGATGCTTTACCATTTGCATACTCAAATGCACTATCTAACACAAGAACCATTCTTGCATTAGGGTTGAGTGTATACATCTTGTCCATTAAGAATAACAGCGCACCTAAAAAAGTCGTTCTATGTTCAGCGAATCCTCTGCCATCGTTATAACTCCAAGTGTCTTTATTAAAGTTTTCCCAATCAGCATTTTCAAAATTTGTATTGTTGGGTACAACTGAATAAACCCATAGGTCAACATCCGCATTTTTAGCAGAAAAAACATTTTCCCATGTTCTGTAATAGGAATTGTAATTACTATCATCTCCAGGTTTCCAACTGTTTCCGTCAGTTGGCTTAGGAGTTTCGGGAATAGTAATTGTTGTAGCACCTGCTTGTTTTGCAGCTTCATATTCAGCCTTACTTAGACAAGTAGAGCCGTATGTTAATGGTGCAATTATACTTCCATGGTCATTATCTATTTTTGCATGAATAGCCAACCCTGGAACACCTGCTGGTACAATTTCAAATCCTAATCTTTCAGATGCTATTTTTGCGTAAGCTTTCTCCGCGTTACTCCCATACGCGACTGATGTCCCTATTATACATATTTTTTTTCCGAACCATTGATTGCCGTTATAAGTAACTTCCCCCGATTGCCCTTTTTGCAAAACCAAATCAGGTATTGAAAACTTTGTAGATAATACCTTATACTTTCCAATGACGTAATTTCCATAGGGGTAATTTTTATTTATTGTCATCGCTAATTTATAAGCATTTACCGGTACTTGGAAATCGGAATCTCCACCATTTGCCGTAGAGAACTCTTCTACAACATTCCCATTTTTGTCCAATATAGCTCCACCTGTAACACCTATAACATAATTGGACAAATCTAAACTATCATACTTATTTATGACCTGTTTGAAAACGATAGTCCAAAAATTACCTTCCGGTTCTTCATGGAATTGTCCGCCATAATATAAGCCTTTCTTTAATTCGGTAGTTTCTTCGCTAGCTGTTATTTTTTCTGTTTTATTCTCCTCTTCAAAAACAACTTCTTTCATTTTTGAAAATGAGATACTTTTATCTAAAATTTTTTCATTTGTTACAGATTTATCCGCTAGTTTTTCAGTGGTTACGATGTTATCGGGTAATTCTCTTTTTTTAGTAGATACGCCCAATATAATATTAGACTTTCTGCCCGTATTGGTTACAAGCCTGACTGCGTAATTAGGTGGTATTAATATTGTTGTTTTTCCTGCGCCAAAAACGGGGAATGATACTTTGAAATTATGATTATCCTTACAATAATATGCAACAGTCCCATAACTAATAGCATCTATACAAGGAAAGAACATTAAGGCTTGATACTGTCCGTAATTTCCTGAATAATCAATAAAATCACTGACAGAATAACCCTTTGATTCAACTATTTGTCCATTTGCCGATAATATATAATTATCAGTCCAATTAATGGCAATTTCATTGCCAACAACATTTTCATTAGATATAATTCCGACCGAATATTGAAGCTTTGAAAACAATCCTTCATCTATTTTTCCAGTACTAATCGTTTTATTCTTAATTTTCGAATTATCAATAGACTCATCAGGAATTTCATTCACAGGAAATGGAGCCGTTTCCAATTCTGCGTTGGCTTTAAAAATTAAAGTTTTTTTCAAATTAGTTTTAGTCGAGACTCTAACACAATATCCGGGTGGTATCAATATTGTTCTTTGCCCTCCTACTAGATAGAAAGATTTGATATGCTTCTTTGATGATAAATCGTAATATGCTAATAGAGGATAAGAAACCCCAATGCTTGCCGCTTCATACATTAGAGCTGAGTAAGTTCCATATTGTCCTTCATATTCAATGAAATCTGTTGTGGAATATCCATTACTTTTTACAATATCACCATCATTGTTTAAAATCTTATCGTCTTCCCAATTGTTTAAATTATCCCCATCCTTAATTATAAGATTAGAGGACGAAGTAACACATGATAACAATAAGTTTTTATTGTCCAATAAAGAGAGACTTTCCGTAAGGTTTTTACGCGTAGTCGGATGTACCACCGCATCAGTGGTTGTAGCAGGATAAATAGTCTGCCCGCCTTTGGTAAGTTTATGAATTTTAGCCATATAATTCTTATTTTAATTCGTAAATATATTTTTATCGGTTCCCGATAAAAGGAAACCACTCAATACATCTTCGTATTCCTTATCGGAAATTGGAGAGGAAGAAAGCATCTCATTCTGCACATCCTTTACCACAGAGTCCTTTAATTCGATACGCTGCTCCTCTGTCATGGAATCCCATGTCATTGGGTCTCCCTTATCGCCCTTCTGATAGTTAGGATAAACGTCAATTGTACCTGTACTGTCGTCAGACTTGCCATTGACAAGAACGATGCCTGTAAACTCCATGGATACAAGGTTACAGATACCATCAGCAAAATCAGCATCAGTAAGGTAATACTCGCGTCTGACCGTCAGGTTGCCCGGACGCATGCCATGATTATCAAAAATAACCAGCAGGCTGCCATCATCCAGCCTGCGACAGTTCTTGTAATCGTGTCCATCGAAAGAGGCAACAACGGGTTTCGACAATACTGTTTGATAAGTAAACCGGAAAGGAGTTTTCAGGTCTCCATTCAGGTTTTTCTCTATGATTTTAAAATCGGACTGATAATTGATTCTCATAACTATAATATTGATGTCACATCGTCAATTTCCTCGGCTGTTAAGTATCCCGACAGGTCTATACTTCCACCTCCTCCTGTCGTACCTGTGGCACTCCATGTGCCTTTTGTTTTGCATTGATAGATTGGTCCCGGTATGGTATCACCTACTACAGCCCAATCACCTACAACCGGGGATGGTATAGCAGCCTTCAACGCCTCGATAGTAGGATACAGCCCCTTGCTGCGGGTGCTGCTTAATTTTATTTTTTCGACTTCAGTGGAAGTCTTGCTAAAATTACTGTTGATGCGGTCGGCAGCATCAGACCAGGTACCTGTTTTAATGACTGTATTGAGTTCCATATTATTTCTTTACTTTTAAAATCCCATTAGTTATAATACCTTCCACCGTCTCATAATCCACATAGACTTGTCCGGTACTGACATCATCCTTACCCGGCCAATGACTGCAACTTATATCCGCCACATACTTAGACACGTTTACCCCATTATATACCGATTTCATCCCGACCAATAATGTCTCACCCTTAGAGCCGTAGAACGAGACGTTGTTGGGATTTAACATGATATCCGTTTTTTTAACATGATTTTGTATTCTGATACGCTCCGGATATACAGTAGTTTCGAGTGCCAGTTGATCATTGACATACTTCCGCAAGATGAGATCGCCATATTCCCATTCGTCCGATGATTTGTCAAATCTTAAAATCAAAGTGGCGTGTCCTTCTGCCGTGTACATTTCCAGCGTATTCTTTTCCGGGTCAATGACAATTCGCTTCCCATCTACAGAGGTCTCAACCCTTCCACGGAAAAAGCCTCCTAATGCATAGACATATCCTTTTAAAAATACATCACCGCCATGCGTGGCAACAAAATTTGCCATATTCGCCCACTCCGCATCAGTAGGCTGGTAATTGGGGTCGTTACGGAACTTCATTACGGTCATAATAGCCTGTTCAAGTTTGCCACCCGCCCAAAATGCCACATCGTCATCGTCATTATAGATACCTGAAATACCTGCGGTTACTTTTTGAAGCTTTCCGTTCTTGTAGTTCCCAAGCTGTATCATGTTAGCCAAAATCAAACCACCAAGAATGTCTACAGAACCATCTTTGATTGCATCCTGTATGTATTGCAGGTATTTGAATCTGTCTGCCGATTTATCGGTATCCAATCGTGATGGACACCAATCGGTCGGAATGGTACCTCTTTCCAGCTTAATATCGCACACTGATGCTTTGCCGGAAATAAAAAAAACGCCTAATGACCGACAGGTGAATTTATACACATATTTCTTATATGTATCGTCAAGAGACTCTGTAGAATTATAATCCCCATATCCGACAGTAAGAGATGTACCCTTGGCTCTTAAACTTATCACATACTGCTCCTCCAACATAAGGTTAACCTCTTGCGACAAGTAACCGATATCTGCTCTGTAACCGGACACGGCTTCACTGTCTTCTACGATATTCGCATCCCCTTCCCAGTACTTTATTTTTGGCGAATAAACTTCTGTGTCTGCCTGCATTTGTGTTGATTCTGATATATCAATGCTATCATAATCACCCGTAAACCCTGAATTTAATAAGAGATTTTCATTACCTATCTGCACGGCATTATATATCTCATCGGGAAGGTCGGTCAGATTGGCGGAACCGGTGGAGCCTTCTTGAATGTGAAGCTTTCCTTTCAATTCCACGCCTTCACCTTGGGTGAACTTAACAAAGCTGTTACCATCACGGTCCCCAATATACGCATCACCGTACACATGGAAAAACGCCTTGTTGTTAGTTTTGTCTACGCCATACTCAACATACTCCTTGTTCAAGTAGGAGTAGGAGTCTATACCGTGATACAGAGTAACACTCGGGCTGAACACATCGGTAGAAGAGAAAACAATGGCATTCTGTGCGTCAATATTGCTTTCATCCGTCACGTCCTTATTGTCAATGCCTTTCCATTTGATTCGTGCACCAAGGTGGGCTACAGTATCACCCTTTGCCGGAATGTCACTGCCTGTGTCGCAATCCGCCATGCTGAGGTCAATATAGTGTAATTTGTATATGCCGACATTGATAGGCTCTTTGCTTGCCCCTACACATAAACGCCAATAATAATGGTTCGCTACCTGTTGGTATTCTCCCGGTTTTTGTATGTTGAAGTTTTTGCTCTGTACCTGGAAACCTGCACGGAAGCGGTTCTCCACTTCCACACCGTCCTGCTCGGCAAGGAAGAAACATCTGTACACGCCTTCGGGGACGCCATTGTCTACCGTTTCTTTATCCATCAATTGGAGTTCACTGCCATCTGCAAGCAATATAGGATTCCCGTCTGCCATTGAAAGTATGGGCGTTTGTTCAATGGTGCCCTTGGTCCAAACATCAATAAGCGTAACAGCACCACCCGGAGTTAGAACTATCTTTCCACCTACAGAATTTACATTTTGTATCTCCAGTGATTCGAAATAGGCTTTCATGCGGACTTTCAGTTTATCAACCTCCGCATAGGTTTGACCTGTTTCCTTATCAACCATTATGATACCACCTGTACTACCACTGACAAATTTCCCTATTTCAAAAGCTTTGTCAGAGGATAACTTGTGCGGGGTACGGTCATCTTGTGTTTTACTGAGAAAATGTCGAGAGACTTTTGCTAAGATATCAGTAGTAGAAATACTATTCCCTCCCAATGTATTACCTATGATATCGCCTGCAATTTCTGTAATAGTACTTCGTAATGCAGAAACATTTGCAGATAATTTGTCTGTTAATTCAACAGATATGTCATATAAGCAATTTTTATCCGCTTTACAAGTAAATGAATTTACATACATAAGATACTCATGTTCGTTGTATTTTATATACATGCGAACATTCTCATTTAGTAATTCTGCTAATTGAATATTGTCTGCAAGAAATACTCTGGAAAAATTGACAGAGAATGTGAATTTTTCGTCATTATTCTCTGACATATACTTTATCAATGCTTCATCCAATCTCTTCTCAGCAGCGAGTACAAGGGACTTGGGCATCTTAATGCCTGTAATCACAAATTTATCCCCGACAGAAGGCTTATAGTTATTGGTGGCATTAGGCATAACAATTCCGAAAGTGGTATTGTCCTTTTTTACTGCAATCCAAACTTCATTTGTAGAAGTGTTTTGTTGGCTTTCTACATATTGGGATGGTTGTGAAGTAACCTTCTGCTCAAAATCTCCTGCCGGTAAGTTCCCGGAAGAATCCACCAATACAGGGTTGAATGCCCTTCCCGGTTCATTGTCCTTATAGGTAACTCCTATTTCAAACTCGCAAGCAGCGCAATTACCCGTAGTCATATTGATTACAGCCGTACCACCCTCCAAACCCTGTTCGAACAGGTTAAAGCCGTAATCTCCATTATATATATGTAATTTTATGTAGAAATAAGAATGTACATACTCATCTGTATCATTGAATATATTATTCCCTTCTCCGGTTCCGAGTTCGTCACTATCATTAGCATCAAAAGCAATATCCGCAATCTCACCAAATAACTGTCCCGAAGCGTTTGTCACATTTTCTATGGTAGGCTTTATATCGCTGAAATCTACCTTTATCTCTTTTACCTTCTTAGAAGAAAATGTATTTTTGAAAGAGTAGTAATCATTTGTGCCAGGTATCTTATACGTGTCGTTAAGCGCATTGTAGAATCTTTCCGCTCCATTTGTTTGTCTGTAAATGGAAGGCATAAGGTTTTGTGTACGTTCTATAGTACCTTTTTCATCATCATTCGGATAGTAGAAAGGGATATTATCAGAGCTACCAACACCAGTAACGCGATTGACAATTTTATAATTGGCGTTTGTCTTTTTTATTGATACAAGCCCTTTCTTATACTCGAAGGGAGTAGAAATTACATTCTCTGTATATCCTATGTGACAAACCTTACCTACAAAGTAATAAGGAAGTTCGTATATGGTATATATGGATTGTAACGCTTCTGCAAGATACACATTGTCAAGTGAAACAAGTTTGGAATCGGAAGTAATATCATCATCTATGACTACCGAATATCCGATACCCGATTTTGCCATTGAAGCGTTAAGGCGACCTACAAACTCGTTTATGTCTCCCATGAACTTCACAGAAGTAGAGTTGGAATGATAAGTATCTGTTCCAGTTGTCACCACATCCATGAAATACACGTTCTCCAATACGATACGTTCTGAAACGAACTGGAGTTCATGCTTATACATAATGCTCTTGTTGTCCTTTGAAGATGTAGGGGTTTGGTCGACATAGTATCTCTCACCTCTGAACTCCACAAATTCCTCTCCAGTCCACTCTTCATCCAAGCAAGACGGATAGTTGAGCGTGGCGGTAAGCGTAGGAGTGCCGGCCATGCGCTGTGCCGTGTAAGTGTATTCACCCAGCTTTGCAGACATGGTTTCGTTGGGAAATTTGACTTTTTCCCCATGTGTATCCAGTTTGTATATGTATAGGTTCTGTTTCTCCATTACTTGTGTTGTTTGTTTTCTCTGAATTCTTCGTATATATTTGGAAACTTATGCAGGACATATTCGATGAACATATAAATGTGATGGTACAGATCTCTATTCTCACCATCATACATAATATCAAGTCGATTAACGTCTTGTATCTTCATGAATAGATTGAAAATTGCGTTATCTGTTTCATCAATTCGCTCTTGCATTTTGGCAATCTCTTTAATGAAGTTGGCATCTATGTTTATCACTTGTTTATTCATTATTACCTCCTTCCTGCTTGTTCGTTTTGTTGGCTTGCTGTTGGGCAATCACCTTTTCTTCTGCTTCCTTAACTTCCTTAGTCACTCGTTGCTCCTCATCGGGTGTGCTCTCCGTGTTCTTTTCGATAGCCGTTTTCGTGGAGAGAATACCAGCCTGTTTCATTGAGATAAGCATGTTGTTATACTCAGTTGCACTGAACGGCTGCCATATCTTGAACTTACAGCTGACACGAAGTTTGTCAAATTCTGTAATGGCATTTACGTTCTCGCCTTTTTTTACCAATTCTTTGGCTAATCCCTCCTTGAACAGGCGCATCATCTTGTCTGCAAAATTCTGCCACTCGATAACCCCTTGCTGGGCATTCTTCAAATCTAAATCACGGGTCAGCGTAATAGCCAGTCCGCTTATGTCACCACTTGACTTGACATCTTTAGGCAAAAGAAATGTGCATGAGGTGTTTATCTGTATCTTCTCGAACAAATCTTGCAGACTGTCAAGCATACCTTGCGGACTGGGCGGTGCTTTGAACTCTGCACTTCCGTTACCGTCCATTGACTTGTCTTGCAAAATGATACTCCCTGCAAGTTTCTTTGTCGTTTCTGACAGATTGCCTTTAATATACAGAATGCCCCAGCCGTTCCGTTTCTGAATGACAAAGAAGATGTTGTAGATAATCTCGTAAATCTCGATAAGACTCTGTCCGTTGTTCCACGCCACATTACCACGTTTGGTACACAATGGTATCTCACTGAAACCGTGCAATATAGGAAGTTCTCTTACAAAACCGTCCTCGCCTGCTTCTTCACCGTCTATCGGTGTGTGCATACGGTACATGTAGGTATCATCGTAACTGTCAATGTATTCCACACCGTCCGCATCGGCATAGTAGACACTTTCAAGAAGCCTGTCACCGTTGTTGTCATTGTGTGATATGATTACGTAACCATCTTCATAACTTATCAGGCGGCACTTGATACGTCCTTTATAGTCATAATAAAACAGAAGTCCTGCATCGCCTGTTGCAAGTTGCGAACGGACTGCCTTTGTACGCCATCCATCCATATTCCTGTCTACCCAATACTCTTTGATTGTGGAATAGTTGGCTTTATCTTTCTCGGAAGGAGTGCCACCTCTTAAAGACAATGTACAGGGATTCCCGCAAAGGTAGATTACGTGGCTCGCCAGTATCTGTTCTTGGAAAGCTAATGCCGTGCGCTGGAACTTGATTTCCTGATATCCCCCATCTTCTAACTTCACGCAAATGCTCGGCAAGTTTTGATCAAATAATACCTCATGGCTCATCGGGTCAAGTTCTTTCAGAAACTTTTCCTGCGAAACGATATTCTTTTTTACATTCGGAAGCCTTGCCGTGCGTGTATCGGTAATAGCTGCGGACTGACCGTCGGAATAGTCGTTTGTAGAGCAAGTGTCACTTCCTCTGAAAAACGGTTTCTTCTGCAACAAGGCATTTACGTTCCGCAATAGATATGTTTTTTTCTCTTCCCGTGTCATTTTTCCGCATCAATTAGGTTGTAATACTTCATGCAGGCTTCCTTGCTCGGCATTGCAGAACACTCTCTCGAAGTCCATTTGCAGATAATGTCGTGCTTCTGCGGAACAACGATTATTCGCTTCTGCCCCTCTTCCTCTTCAATATTGAATTTATCGTTCAGCTTCACGCGTGCATCCAACACGACCTTACTTGCTTTGATAAAAGTGTCTGAATCTCCACTTGTTTTCGCATCGTCAGCAATCTGTTTCATCTCCGATATTTCTTTCAGCAATGCTTCTCGGTTCTCATCTTTAGATATGGTAGTGATAGCACCGATGCCGAAAGGTTTCAGTTTCTCGGCAAGCATGGATAACACCTTGTTTGAAGGCTTTTCATCTTCTTGGTAAGCAACCTTTGCAGCAAGAGCCTTATCTACGAAAGAATCACACATTACCAAATAGGCAACATCTCTTACCCTTGCTTCAATTCCTTCTGTTTTAAGGGAATTGAGAATATCCTTTATGTCATTGTAACTAATCATTTCCTAACCTAATACCATAAATGTTCATCGTAAATACTTCCTTCTGTCTGTGCATGGAACGCTTGTTTGGTTTCTTCTTCGTGATTGTAATACCCTGCTTGAATCTCATTCCCGTATTCAATGTTAGCGCACGGAAGCATTCTCATAGCGCATGGGTCTAACAAGTCCATCGACCTGCCTTTCCCCAACATCTGATTCATTTTCTTCTTGTTCCAAAGCCGTTTCTTTCCGCTCTGCATATCGTCAAATCGCACAACAGAACATTCTTCCATAAACTCGTTCTCAACCGTCACTTTGTATTTCAGGTTCTGGTGAGTGTAAGTCTGAACGGCAAGTTTATCGTCAAATGTCAAGTTACCTTCCTCTATCATCTTGCATAATCTGATATAGCACATATCCTTGACTGTCATTGCGGTAAGTTGGTAAAGCCCGAAAGGTTTATTTAGTGAGATATAAGGTACTGCATCGGGAATGTAATCATTGAAATACCGTCCGGCAGTCGCGTCAAAAATGATATGGCTTTCGGCTGTTCCATGCTCAAATGCAAATGTCTTCACTGCCATAGCGTTTTCTCTCGGAGTGGACTTGCTAAGAATGAGAATGTCGTATGCGTGAAATCCATCCCATGCAAGTGCAACAAGATTGTCTGTACCATAATCCGCCAAATCCACGGTAATCCATTTGTCACCGTTTACGGCAGGGTTGTTGTTGAACACGCCTTGTGCGGAAGTGGAATGGATAGGTATCTTTTCGTCAGAATCTGGGTCTGCATTATAGTTTACACCGATAAGCCCAGCAGCAGAGCGTGTACCAGAAGCGGCAACTGAACCAACGTACCCTGCATTGCCTTCCATTAGAGCTTCATTTTCATCAACTGTGCCCTCGTATAAGGTAAACGATTTAATAAAGTCTTGATATTTTGCTTTACCTTTCAAGTCTTTAATCAAACTGTCTATCTGTATCTTGCACTTAGCGTAAACTTCTTCTTTTGAATCCCCCCAAATCACATCATCAACGGTAGATCCAGCAACAAAAAAGAATCTGACTTTCCCTATTCTATCAGGGATACCCTTCCCGTCAACCCCAACATACCAATCTATGAATCTTCTCGTCCAATGGGTGCGTTTAGGATTGAATGTTGCACGGAATTTCCCCGTGAATGTTTTGCTTTTTCCACGATTACGGGATTGAATGTACGTAAATACCTCCCAAGGCATTTCGGTAAGCTCATCAATGGCAATCGCATCGTACTGCCATCCTTTCGCGCGCTCCCTCATTCTATCTATATTCGTTGGGTCTATATAAGTCAAATCGCAGTACGCTCCACTTTGGAATGATATACGTGGCGTGTCTGCCTCTTTAACTTTTACATATTCCCCGAATATGTCCTTGAATGTATCAACAAATCCTCCTCCTGCTTTTTGGTTCCCAAGGCTTCTACGACTTATTAAACATCTAAAATCAGGGTCAAGCATTAACGGTTCAGCGAATCCAAGAACAAGAGAGTATGACTTCCCGTTTCCGACCCCGCCGGCACCGAAACATATATCTACGTTCGTTGAAGCAAAGTAGGTTTGGAAACCTGGGAAAGGCTTCTTCACTATCGCATTATGTACTTCTTGCTCTTTCATCAAAAGCAAAAATACCTCTTAATAATAAGGTAATATATACTTAAATCAATGTCTATTTATCATAGTGATAAATACAGTGATTTTTTTATAGTTATACCTTTTTATTAAAGCATTACTTTCGCATATAATCATTATAAAACATATAGTGTATGAAGTTTACGAAAGAGCAATTTTCAGAAGCACTGAAAGTGAAACTCACCAACAACGGCAAGAAAAACTTAGCTATGAGTGAGAGAAGTTTCAACGGCAAAGTAGAAAGAATCTACAAGCGGTTGGAGAAAGCGAGTGACAAGGACGAGTTGGAATTGGACGATGTGGTGGCCGACTACCTGGAAGACTTCCAAGAAGACGACAACAACATACGCAACGACAATTCAAAGTTCGTGAAAGATTGGGAAAAGAATCACCCCGCAAAGGATGATAAGGACAAAAAGGATGACGGCAAGGATGACAAAGAAGACGAAAGCAAGATCGACAAATTGCTTAAAGAACTCCAAGACATGAAAGCCGAGCGTGAGCAGGAGAAAAAAGAAAAGGCAATCTCCGACAAGCGCAACCAACTCAAATCAGCCTTGAAAGGGAAAGACGTGAAAAATGAAGACTGGATTAACGACCAGCTTGAACTGATTCACATTGATTCTGAAACTGACGTTGACGCTCTTACAGAAAGACTGGTCAAGAGCTACAATAAGTTTAATGCTAACACTCCACCTTACATCACTCCGGGCGGCACGGGAGGCGGTAAGGAAAAGACCGATGACTTTGCCGATGTGGTTGCTGTCGTAAAGAAGCAGTCGCACAGAGAAGAAAAATAATAATCATTTAAACCAAAAAGAAAATGTCAGATTTCTATCAGCAAATCCTATTGAACAGTGGCTATCTTCCCGGTAGAGCATTGGTTCAGGCTCGCGGAAGCATTGGTGGTCATCGCTATGTCTTCGTGAAGCTACAGATGAGCGGGAAAGACGCACTTGTATTTCCTACCAGTGGTGGAATTGTTAAAAACCCATTCAAAGGTAATGCAAGAGCTTTTGCCGGAACGCTCGCTGAATATATTCCCAGTAATGGTTCTAATGGAAGCGAAATACGCATCCTAAAATCGTATGCAGTTGCAAAAGCTACATCAGAATCATCTGATACGGTTATTTACTTGAAAAGAGACGGGTATTCCCTCATTCCGTTTGTAGGGGACGTTCTCATGGTTGCTCCTACCACATTGGTAGAGAAAGGAACAGCAGTAACAGTCACAGCCGTTGAAAAAACGACTGACGGAACGGCTGGCGATGTTTGGAAAGTTACATTGAGCGCAACCCTCGGAGCATTAACAACTTCATCTGTTCTTGTTGAAGCGAAAGAAGCAGGTTCTGGTAAAGAAGCTATGGTTACTAATCCTAACTCATACCTTCCCTGCGACTTTGATTTTGTTTTTGACCCGGCTGCATCCGAAGATGATTTCGATGGTGCAAGATACCTTATCACTCCTGCATTGGCATTAGGAGATGTATTCCTCTACGAAGACCGTATGCAACCTCTTTCGGCTGCATTAAAAGCTTTGAACAAGAGCAAGGTTAAGGGTTGGTTTAACATTTAAAATTGACGAAACTATGCCTAAATTTGATTTTAATAACAGCAGATATGCAAGATTCTTTTCAGACAAGACCAATCAACGTTTCTTGCAATCCTTTGTCAATACAGAAGGTCTGCTATACACTAATTATGGTTGGTACAAGACTCAAGGTGTAAAAGCTGGTGCTCCCACACCTACCGCTCCTAATGGCATCGCTACTTTTTCTGTGAAAGGACGTGACTTGAAAGCCGCTCCTTTGATGGATTTGCGTGCACCTCTTGGTGACAGTAATCAAATGGATAAGGACGGTCTGCAATGGTACACCGCATCCATCCCTGATTTTATCGCTCCCGGTTTCGTTGAAACAGCTATGGAACGTGAAGCAAAAGAACAACAGTTTGAGTTGTTTGGAAACGATGCCGATTTGGTAGCCGCTTGGGTACATACATTACAGTCACAGCTTGATAGTGCGGACGCAACCATGAACTTCATGACTGCACAGTTAATGTCTAAAGGTCATATTGACTACCGAAATATCGCACGTGGCGTTCAAGCTCCGTTGCATAAGGCTGATATACCAACAGAGAACTTTACTAAAGCTGGCACGGTAGTTTGGACAGACAAAAAATGTAAGATTCTCAGTCAAATGGCGGAAAAGGAGAAAAAATATCGTGAAAAATGGGGGTATGAAGGTGCAATGGTATGGCAGGTTACGCGCAAGATGTTTTACGAAGTAATGCTGCAAAATGCCGAAGTTAAGGAATTGATTGAAAGTTTCAAGAAAAATCCTTTAGCTTACATCGCAACAACCGCTACTGCACCTACTACACGAGAGTTGTTCTTAGCTGCTTTCCGTGATTATCCTGGTGTATCTCCAATTGAAATTGTAGAAGAACGTGAGCGTAATCTTACCAATACCGGAGACACATTCGTACAAGGTTGGGACGATAAGATTGCTGTTCTCCGCCCTGCCGGATATGCTTGTGAGTTTGAATACACCAATAACCTAGACAAACAGATGTTTGATAAGTATGGTTCAAGCGTAATAACCAAGATTTTTGCTCAGGCTAACGATGGCCTTTGCACGATTGTGAATACAACAACAAACAACGGGCTGTATAAGGAATGGCATACTGATGTAATGATGTCAGCTTGTCCTGCACTGAAAACATTCCGTAATCACGTAATTGTAGACACAAGTCAGACAGACGATTAAATGTACAATACATTGCGTAGTAGTTATGGAAAAATCATTTGACCCGATAGCATACCTCAATGGGCTTACGAGATTTGTCTTTGAAGATGATGCGCTTGAAAATATCGCATACGAAAACGGTTTGATGTTTATTTCAGACCGTTCTGAAATAGATGAATGCACTAAAGACCATTGCCTTATCGCACTGTACGAGCTTGTCATTAACGGTCCGTGGTCTGTGGCTTCATCATCACTCCAACATGGCAGTTACAGACAGGAAATAGGTAGTGAGACGGTAACGGCTGCTATAATCCAAAACTTGAAAGACCGTCTGAAAGCACTGTACAAAAAGTATGGTGAAGAAGAAGCGTTGAAAAGCATGGATTCGGGTAGTATGAGTTGGGTCAATGAAAATTCATTAGATGTATAGTTTATGCGTCTCAAAAGGAAAGCAATAGCAGAATACCCATTTCATGGTACATTCTATACCGTGATAACAAACAAGCCGGAAGACGGAAACCTTCTCGGTGACGGTGACTTGCTCGGGGATGAAAAGACGGATAGTTCTCCCGAAGTCCCCACTACGGGAGAGACCATCCTTCTTGAAACTGAATGTGACATACAGCAGGCTGCAAAGCTGATTAACTCCGGTACTATCATGGCTGACTATAAAGTATTTTTCCCGTGCAAAGTTGGTGAGAAGCTACCTATACGTTTCAATACCAATTTTAAATGCAAGGATTATGCAATACCAATCCAAGGCAGGGTTATAGGGCTTGAATATAGTCAACTTGGTGGTTGCTCGGTTGATATTAAAATGAGCGAGGTGTAGGCTATGGCAAAGAAAGATCGTATATCAGAACTTGTAAAACTTCTCTCACATGAGGGGCAGAAGATTGTGGATAGCCAGTTGCAGAACAAAGGATATACGCACCGTTCTCACAATCTGCATGACAGTTACGGATGGGGAGTATATGTAAACCGAAAGTTGGTTGCAAGCGGTTTCCCGGCTATTCAAGCTACGAAAGGTAAGAAATGGTATGGTGAAACGATTAAAGGTCGAGAAGCGATTACAGATTTTCTGCGAAACAAGTATAGACCGCATGACGGTATAGACTTGGTAGTAGCTGTGGCAATGCCATACGGTGAAATAGTCGAAGACAAGTACAAGTATGAGGTGATAGCAACGGCAAGGGATGACGTTAAAAGACTTGCTTCAAAGTTTAAGAATGCGAATTTCGGGATTATAAGTCACGGTAGTTATTGATTATGGATAGCAAATATAAGACAACATCGAAAGTGGAGAACTTCTTTTCCATGCTGCTGACAAAAGCGGCTATATCCGATAACCTGTTTATCGGGAATATGCCTGCCACTGTTGAAAGCGACTGGAAAGAAATGGTGCTTGTTGATGTGCTTTCCATGAAAGATTACGGAGCTTATGCCAAAGGTTCTGCCAACGTGTTCTTGTACGCAAAATCAGTTGACAGTCACGGCACAAAACCCGTGAAGGAGCTGTACAAAATGGAACTTGCGCTTGATAAGGCTATTGAATCATGCAAAGACCCCCATTATGTGATTGATGTAAATTTCCGTGATGCAGATTATGACCAAAATAGGAACTACTACTACAACGTGATAAATATAGAAGTGACAATAAGGTAAACAGATTATTAACAGGATAACATTTTTTAATTATGACAGTAAACAAGACTGGCGCAAAAGCCAAAAAATTCATCAAGCCTTCTTACATCGTGGCAACTCTGTTCACTGGCTCTGAACAAGACGATGTGCCAAAGGGTGACTCTTATATCCTTGAAGATGTAGTTGAGGATACCACTTCAATTGCTCAAGACGATAACGATGTAAACGACATCGAGTGTGAAACTTCCGACAGCCCCATTCTTTCCATCGTGAAGCTTGGCAAATACCAGTTTACAGCTGAGGTTGCAGATACACAAAAAGACCTATTGGTCGCTCTCATGGGATTTACGGCAGGAACTACTGTCTCTACTAAATACTTTGCTCCGGCTCAATACAAGAAGTTGTATGCAAAGATTGACGTAGTGTTTGAGGAAGGGGAAACGATGACTGCATTTGTGGTTCCTAAAGTCCAACTTAACTCAAAACTAATGCTTGAATCTTTGAACTCTAATATGGGTCGTATCAACCTTGCAGGAACAGCGTATGATGCAAATGTCGCTGATGGAGAGAAAACTATCAGAACGCCGTTTTATGTAGATTCAGCTTATACTTTACCCAAATAAAACTTGTTCATAATAGATAACTAGAGTGTTTACGGGCGGTAGGCTTATATGCCGCCGCCCTTCATGTTTATAATCATGGCAGTATATAGAGCAAAGAAAAAAGATACAGGACTAAAGACAAGTGTTGTAACGGCTTGTACTCCTATATCTGATGAGTCAATGGAACGTTTGGCAAGGATAATGAATGACAGCCCAAGCATTGTAAAACTTCACGGTACGGAGTGGCGTATTAAAGGATTGAAGCCCGGTGTTCAATGGCTTATAGCCGAACAAGCGTGTCAGATTGTGAAGGGAGAGAAGTTAAGTATGGGAGATGTTATCAAAGAGTTCTCGGTAAATCTACCGGCAGTTGCACACGTGATAACGCTTGCACTTCTCAATGACAGGGACAGGATATTCTCTGATTATGAGAAAAAAGAACTATCAGATGACTACCACAAGGTCTTTGACCTTTTGATGTGGAGAGATTACGACATAAAGGACTGGGCATTATTGCTTGGTGAAATCCTTAACCTCATAAGCACGGATTTTTTTTTCGAGAGTACCAATGTGATTCAGACCGTGAGGGAAATGACCTTGACGAGGAAGACGAAGAAAACGGAACAAAACTGATAATATCCCGTACAGAGTGGGGGCAGATGATTGATTTTCTGCGCTCCAACACTTGGTGCTCTCGTGAAGAATATTTATGGGGAATGACGGTTGGACAGGTCCGGTTAAGCTCGTTTGATTTTTCCCATGTAGAATACGGAAACAAGGACAAGAAAAAAAAGAAGGTCAGCAAAATAGGAAGTGTTGACGATTTGAAGAACTTGAATGATTTGGGTATGCCCATAATTAATAAAAAAGGATAACGATATGGCAAATAACGAAGCAGGAGCTTTCCTCAACATAACCCCTGATGTATTAAAGAAGTTGGATAGTTTCGATGAGAAGCTAGAGAAGATAGAGAAGCACGCCCATACAGCAGCAGATGCATTGAAAAACGGGTTTGGCAATGTGGTAATGGATACGAGTAAATTGGAAAGTGTGATTACTTCGTTAGCCAAAAAGATAGATGCTATAAAAGGTAATCCATTTGAAGGAGCAGGGAAAGGTGCGGAAGAGACTACAAGAAAGACTACCTCTCTGAACGAAAGCCTTTCACGTGCGGCAGATTTGCTAAACAGAATAGGAAACAATAAAATCGGAGAAGGTTCATTTGCTAACTTTAATATATCCGGATTGAAGCAGGGATATTCGGATTTGAAAAAATACGTTGAGAACATGGACTTGTCAAAGCCGCAACAAAAGGCTGCGGTAGAAGCCATGCGCTACATGAAGATGGAGCTTGACGAACAACGAAAGACGGACGAGCAACGTGCCCAATCTAAAGAAAAAGAGACGGAAAGAAGAATAGCTGCTGACAGACGTGCTTATAAGGCTTCGGCAGATTTGGCAAAAGCACAAAACTACAAACAGAATACAACCGCACAGGGTGCGCTTGACTTTTCTAAAACAGCAAATACACTTCAACGGCAAATCACGGCAATAGAGTACCTAAAAAAAGCTCGTTTATCTTTGAATACTACCGATGCCAACTATAAAAGCACACTTGAACAGATAAACCAAGCCATCGCAAAACACAACCAAGCATTGACGGAAGCAGGAGTCAAATCACAGCAGCTTGCCACACGCCATCGCAACCTGATGGATACAGCCGGGCAATTAAGCCGTCAGCTTGCTTTGTTGTTCTCCGTGTCACAGATTGAAGGGTATATCAGCAAGTTGGCAAAAGTGCGCGGTGAATTTGAATTGCAGCAGCGTTCGTTACAAGCAATCTTACAAAATAAATCACAGGCAGACCAAATTTTCAACAAGACTGTCCAACTTGCCGTAAAGTCGCCATTTCAAATTAAGGAATTGGTTACATTCACAAAACAGCTTGCAGCATACCGTATTGAGAGCGACAAGTTATATGATACGACAAAACGACTTGCCGATGTATCTGCTGGTTTAGGTGTGGATATGGGCAGACTTATCCTTGCTTATGGGCAGGTCAAAGCGGCAGCATATTTGCGTGGTACAGAAGTTCGTCAGTTTACGGAAGCAGGTATCAATATGTATGGGGAGCTTCAAAAGTTGTTCAAAACAAGAGACCAAGCAGATTATACCACGGCACAGATTGTAGATATGATTTCCAAACGTAAGGTTACATTTGAGGATGTTGAACAAGTGTTTGAAAACTTGACTTCCAAAGAGGGTATTTTCTACAATATGCAAGAAATCCAAGCTGAAACTTTACAAGGTAAAATTTCCAACTTGAAGGACAGTATTGATGTGATGCTTAACTCCATCGGAAAGGCAAACGAAGACACCCTGAAAGGCGCGATTGATACCGTAAAAGTATTGATTGATAATTGGGAAACAGTAGTCAATATAGCGAAAGCGTTTGCCCCGGTAATCGCATCCATGGGCATCACCGTATGGGCTAAAAAAATAGGAGTGGCAAATGGAACGATTGGGTTATTTTCAGTAGGTCTTGGCAAAGCAGGCAATGCAATAAAGGCATTCGGGGCAACATTTAAGGCTTCATTGCCATTGGTCGCAATAACAGCAGCTATTGGTATTGTCACAGAATTTATAAGCACTATAAAAGAGTACAATAAGGCAATAGCAGAAAGCACGAACAAATATTTCGAGGCTAAAATACGCATATCGACAATAACTGACGAATCAGAATCAGATATAAAAAAATCTCTTGACAAGCTCGTTCAAGAAATGAACAACGAAGGCTTTGACATTAAAGTTGGAGTTAATCTTTCAGAAGAAGAGGCCAAAGAAACATTCAAAAATTATCTTTTAGAATATGAGGCTTTTCTTAATGAGCAGCGGATAATGGAAGCCAAATACGCCAAAAATAAATCCAAATGGATTGTAGATGATATAGATGAAGATAGCGAACAATACACATCTTCTATTGGCGAGTTTATACTTCAAGGTGAAGAGTTGAAAGCAATAATGATGCAACTTGCAACCGAAGAGAATAATCTTTCAGCTGAACACAGGAAAGCACTTGAAGAACTATCAAAAGGACCCAAAAAGGGAGAGGATTTGCTTACTTATACTAAAAGGATGAAAGATGAAGTTGCAGGAATGTGGCCTTATCTAAGTAACGCATTCAATAGTATGAGGCTTGGTAATGGTATGTACACCCAAGAAGTCATGAAAGCACGAAACAGCCTTACAGAACTTTTCGCATTGTCTAAAAAATACATAGAGAATGAGAAAGAAATGATTTCTGAATTAGAGTCTGTTTATGGTTCTGATGATAAATACAAGACAGAAGCGGAAAAGAAAAGACTTAAAATCCGGATAGATAAATCGGAATTAGATGCTGTCACGAAAGATTTGGCATACAAGCATTTCGGAATCAATATCAGCATTAACCAAGATTCAGTCGAGAAAGAAACAAGTTGGTTGGATAGCTACCTTAAGACGTTTTTTGAAAAGAAAACGTATAAAATCAATCTTAACATGACACAGCCGATAGATGCGAAAGTGCCATTTGAGGATTTTATAAAAAAAGGCAATGAAGCGTCAAAGGCGGCAAAATCATGGGAAGAGGTTGAAAAACGTATAGCTGCTATTGGAAAGAACGTAAAACAAATAGAAGCTGATTCAAAAATAGCAAATTTCCTTAATTCGCAAAATCCTGTTCTTAATATTAAGAGTGGAGATATGGTTGACGTTAAACTCATACTTGAAACTATATCTGAATACAAGAAAACGCAAGTTGATTTATCCAACGCTCTTGGCGTTAACCCATTTGAAAATAAAGGTTCAAAAGCCGAACGTGACATTTGGGCAGAGCGTATCTCTGTCCTAAAAGAAATGCAGTCACGCTATGAGAAACTGAATCAGCTTATGGGAGAGAATGCCGCTATCGAGCAAACTCTATCCGCTTTCAAACCAGCTTTGGAATTTACAGGTATGGATAAAATGAATATTCTGCCCACCAAAGAAGGTATGATTAAGGCGTATGAAGAACTCCTTAAAGATGTAACAGACAGCAAGAAAATCACTGAACTTAAAAAGATTATTGCAGAGCTGAAAATAGAGATTCAGCAAGAAGATTTAAAGAATCAGCTTGAAACTACAAAAAAGAACATTGAAGACCTTTTCAATGGCTTGGACTTGCACAAGAAACTGAAAAATGCAGGACTTTCCGAAGCGGAGGTACAACAGTTGTTTCCCGGACTTGCAAAGACGTTGGATGATGTAGAAAAAGGGATACGTGATGAATATGAAGCCAAACGTGATAAAAATGGACAGTTAAGTAAGGCAGACCAAAAGGGTTACGATGAAGCACTTAAAAAGCTGGGCCAACAGCGTGATAAGGAAAGCACAGACCTTGCTATTAGAATTCTCAAGGATTATAAAACACAACTTTCAGAACAATTACAGCTTGATAAGTGGTATTACGAAGAAAAGGCAAATATAGCAAAAGCAACCCTTACAGATGAGCAGAGAGCGCAAGCTGAATCCAACCTTAAAAAAAAGTACGATAAGAAGACAGATGAAAATACTTGGAAGGCGTTTCAAAATACAGACGAATACATCAAGCTATTTGAAAATCTTGACTATTCTTCAACGGCAGCTATTGATAGTATTCTCGAGAAATTAGAGAAATTTAGAAGGTCTCTCAAAAGTTTGCCGCCAGAACAGTTGAAAACAATAATTGAACAGCTTGAGAAGCTGAAAGGTGAAAAACTAGACAGAAACCCTATCAAGGGAATTGTTGAAGCTTTTAAAGACTTGAAAAATGCAAAACCAGAAGATAAGCAAAAAGCTATAGCAGACCTCGGTGCAGCATTTGAAAAAAATGCAGAAAAAATAGATAAATTCAATTCTGCTTTTGGAGAAGTTTCTTCTATGCTTTCATCTTTCGGTGTTGATGTGCCAGAAGAAATTTCTGAATCATTAAATGGAATGTCTCAAGCTTTCAGTGGTGCAGGAGAATTTGCATCATCTTATGCTACAGGTAATGTTTTGGGTATGGTTACAGGTGGAATGAAAACTATTGCCGGAATAGGCAATACCATCGGTAGCATATTCGGCATTGGCAATAAGAACAAGAAGAAAGAACGTGAAATCCAACGGCAAATAAAGAATATAGAATCACTTGGTAGGGCATACGATGAGTTAAAGGAGAAGATGGAAGCCGCTTGGAGTGCAGATGATCTTCGTACACAAACCAAAGATACAATAGCCAATTTAGACCAACAGATTGAATCATATGAAAATATGATTAACTCAGAAGAGGCAAAGAAAGATTCTGATAGAGACCGTATTGATGAATGGAATGATGCTATAAATGAACTGAAAAAGACAAGACAAGAAATTTTAGACCAACAGAAATTAGAATTAGGAGGTATAGGTGGGGAGTCAGAATATAAGGATGCCGCCTCTTCATTTGTTCAAGCATGGATGGATGCTTTCAATGAAACAGAAGATGGACTAAAAGCCCTTAATGAAAACTTTGATAGTTTTATTGAAAATCTTATCGTCAAACAAGCTACAATGAGACTTGCGCAAGGGCGTTTGAAGGAACTGTTTGAGAAAATAGATGAATCTGTTACAGAGGGGAGCGTAGGAGGGATTAACCTCACTAAAGAAGAGCTTGCAAACATCCAGGCTCTTGGAGAAAGCGCATTGAAAGGATTAAATGAAGATTTGCTTGCGCTTATGGAAACATTAGGATACAAAGGCACAAGTGTAGGGCAGAAATCTGAATTGTCGGCACTTACTCAAAGTATACAAGGTGTATCAGAAACCACAGCAGAAGCTCTTGAAGCATTACTTAATTCTATTAGGTTCTTTGTCAATCAACAGACAACTGACATAGCCGCAATCAGAGTGCTATTAGAAGCCCGCTACAGCTTAGAGTCCCAATCGGGCGAATCTAACCCCATGATTGTTGAGTTGAGGGCGCAGACGAGGTATTTGGAAATCCTTTCGGACAGGATAGACCGTGTGTTTGCACCAAGCGCAAATTCCAAAGGGGCTGGGATTAGGGTGTTTATGCAATAGGTATTAATACAAAGGCGGGACTATCCATCTGATTGTGTAAATAGAAAACTACGGGGTTTCTCTCGTAGTTTTTTTATTTATATATTAACTTTGTAAAAATCAGATTTTATGGACATTCCTAAAGAATTTTTAAGTAAAGAGTTTCTGTCCCAGTTTAAGACTGGCGAAGATGTTACTGCTTTCATGAAAGAGCTTCATACTCGTGTTTATGAACAAATGCTGGAAGCAGAGATGGATAACCATTTGGGTTATGAAAAACACTCCAATCAAGGAGATCATAGTGGCAACTCCCGCAATGGTAGTTATAGGAAGCAGATTCAAACCGAGATGGGTGAATCTGTTATTCAGGTTCCTCGTGATCGGGAAGGTGAATTTGAGCCTATTGTCGTTCCCAAGCATCAATCCCGCGGCTTATCTATCGAGCGTCTTGTCATCTCTCTTTATGCCAAAGGTATGAGCGTCGCTGACATTGAGTCGGAAATGCAGGAAATATACGGTATTAACCTCTCTACCTCCGCTATCTCCATTATCACCAATAAAGTTAGCCAGGCTGCAACAGAGTGGCAAAATCGTCCTTTGGACAGTTTATATATGATTGTCTGGATGGATGGCCTCGTATTCAAAGTCAGAGAAAACGGCAAAGTGATCAACAAGACTGTTTACTTATGTGTAGGTCTGAATAAGGAAGGCTTGAAAGAAGTATTGGGTATGTGGATTGGTAAAAATGAGAGTGCCGCTTTCTGGATGGGCGTTTTAACGGATCTCAAAGCCCGTGGTGTAGAAGATATTCTGATTACAGTTACTGATAACCTGAATGGATTTACGGAAACCATCAAGAGTGTATTTCCTGCCTCTACTACTCAAATATGTGTGGTACACCAAATTAGAAACTCCTGTCGCTATGTCGTCTGGAAAGAAAAAAAGGAATTCACTGCCGATTTAAAGAACATCTATAATGCACCTACTAAAGAAGCCGCTGAGATGGAGTTGGATAACTTTGAGCAAAAATGGGGTGCTAAATATCCATATGCGATACGCTCATGGAGAAATAATTGGGAAGAACTGACCGTGTTCTTTGATTTCCCCGTCGAGATTAGAAAGATCATCTATACCACTAATCTTATTGAAAATCTGAATGGGAAAATTAGAAAGTACACCAAAAATAAGCTATCATTTCCAAATGATGATGCACTGAAAAAATCTGTCTATCTGGCCATTAACGAAATCGAAAAGAAATGGTACCAACCTATTTGGAATTGGGCATTGATATTTAACCAATTTATTACTATATTTGAAAACAGGATTCAAGTATAAAACCCGAATCCTGAAGTTTTCTATTTACACAAAATTGTGGACAGTGCCACAAAGGCACTCCGCTTGCGAGAAGTAGAGTGCCTCTTCATTTTTACCACCCCATTTCGTCCATCTGCTTTAATTGCTCCTCTTGTTCTTTACTGCCTTGAAAATGGACTTGGTTACTACCGTCTTTTGAATGATAGCCGCTACCTTCTAAATATCTTATTCTCGCCTTACGTTCCAATTCAGCAGCATCCTTCATACCCATGTCACGGAGCTTCTTTTCTCTGTTTACACTGTTCCAGTATTCTTTATCATCTTTATCCATTGTTCCACGACCACGGACATTATTCCCATCGCTATTAGAACTATTAGAATGGCTTCCTCCAAATAATGTTTTTTGAAATTCTCTTTTCAATGCAAGAGCCTTGCCATTAAGAGCCATTGCGTATGGGTTTAGTGTGCATACCACCATATATGATAAACTGCGATTATCAAGAATACAAGATAATAACAAAGAATCGTTCACGTAATAATGGTCTTCCCTATCTAAAATCGGATGTCTTATCATCTCTTTCATCTCTGATAAAGGGAAATTTTTATATTTAGAATAAAGTGTATCGAAACTTATCCCCAACCCATAATTATCCATAATATTCTTTGCTATATTCTTTTCACCTTTGCTTCTTAAATCACCAAATCCTCTTATTATACAGAGTTTACCTTCATAAAATTCCAAAGATAATTGACTTATACCATTCTTTTCTGCTATGAAAAATCTCCAGTCTTTTATATCTGACTTATAATTATCGTTGTTTATTAGTTCAACAAATTCACTTAAAGTATCAACAACATCATATCCCATAGATTTGCATTGCAGAGCTACTTTATCATAATCATCACCCATAGTGAATCCATACACCCCCTTTATATTTGAGCTTTTGGCTTTCATTTCTTCTAATGAATCAAATCCTTTATGTGAATCACACGCCACAAAATCCAACGCAAATAAAGCTAATAATAAAATCTTTTTCATACGATATATTTTTTAGTTAAACGTCGCAAAATTACCACATAATCCACAATGGAGCAAAAAAGAGGCATGTTAGAAAGCAAAGTGCCCATTAACGCTAACTCTAAGGGTCCGGCTTTACGTGTAGTTATACAATAAAAATGAAGCGGTAAGAGAACATCCTACCGCTTCTACGTATGATAAATCTGTTATTATTTACTTCCGTGGTCGTATATATCACCGAATTTAGCTTCTATGAATATAGGGTATATCACACAGTCCATTATTAGACATACGAAAGGGCGGTTATCGCCACTATATCTGAAAACAGCAAGTTCCTTAATATCCTCTGTGATTATTGTAGGAAGAGATGTTGGCTTCAACTGCTTAATTGGTATCATTTCAAAACCGTACTGATGCTTTCCGGATACATTGATGTCTTTCCAAGTAAGACTGCACAATTTCTGCATTCTCGTTACAAAATCCTTGAACACGCTATTATCACATCCTTTTAAAGATGTTTTCATATCCAAATACTTAAAGCAGAAAAGAGGTTCTTTGCTTCTCGCATCAACCTCTTTTTCTTTTAAATTAGGCTTTACATCTTTATGCTTTAACTTAAACTTGCCACTCATTTATGCTTCAATTTGTGTTTTGAAAAACGACATCATTTTGTCCCGGCTTATTACAGAGTTTATTTCCGTGGTTTTCCAAGGAGATTCTTCATGTGTCATTTTCATCAAGGCTACAGCAGAAAACTGGTTGTATTCCTCATAAACATTGTTGAAAAGTTCTTCTTCATCATCTGATAAAGATATACCTTCTCTTGAAGTCGATATAGAGTTGGATTCAAACGATTTATATTCCTTATATACAGAAGGGACAACCGGTCCATATTGCCAAGCAACAATATCCTCGTCAAACAATGGTGTTCCAAAATATGCCAAATGGAAACCTTGTTGGTAATACATCATCTTCTGCAATTTCAGATTTGATATAGTATCACCATGTTCCAAATCTGTTTTGGATATAATTTTATTTGCGATGTCTAATGCTTTGTATGCCATAATACTAATGAGTTATTTGTAAAAAAACAAGGGGTAAGCATACCTATTATTCAAGGATAAGCTGCAAATACAGCTTTAAGGTATGCGTAGCCATGAGCGTAATTATGATGCAAATATAGAGGCTAAAATTTGTATTGCAATGGATTTCTTATTTAATTTATACATGTTTAATAGCATATTATAAAAAACGCTGCGACAATACACAACGCCCCCAAAGAAAGAAATCATCGCTACTTATACCTTCCTATCACTACTTGATTGATGCAATCGGCAGCAAAGCCTACCAAATAAGCTTGTGCCTCATCATTGTAAAAATCACCTTTAACACCAATGTCAGAAAAAATAAAGGAAGATACATGAAGAGCCTCATGCGCTATGTCCTTAATTCCCATTTTTTGTTTTATATATACAACAACACCTAACCAATCACCGTCTTTTATCGAGGCTCTAAACGTAATAGCCTTGCATGATTTTAACATATCCTCAACCTCTTCAGATTCTTCGATATAAAAAGTGCGTTCTATATCTTTAAAAGAGCCTCCCTTTACAACCCATAGCTTACGTGGGTATATGGTAAGCTCAAACTGACGTATCTGAAATTTACTGTTCATAGCTCCACTTTCACCTCAACCACATACTCTTTGCCAACTTCACGACCTAATTCGTCATAAGAAACCCTACGGACAAATCCAACATCAGAAACTTGAACTCCGGTTTCATCCTCAAACCCATTCAGAAGAACAGCTATCTTTTCGCCCAACTCCTGCTTCTTTTGCTTTATCTCTTCAACATTCATGTCAATTGTCAGTTTTCAAATATATATTCTTCAATTCGTCCTTTTTTAAAGATCCGTACTTTATTGCACGGTCTATACGCTTACGGGCATTACCATCCTTAGATTTTGCACTATTTTTAGAATTATCTTTAGATATAATCAGTTTAACCAACTCGTTCAAAGGGATAGGCTCTGCAACAGCTCTATCCCAAATAGAAGTGAAAAAATCTTTTGCAGGTTTTCCCATAAGTAATTTCTTTTCCGTTTCATCACCAACCTTTTCAAAATGAAGGTAAGGTTCCGAAATAATATTGAAATATGGCAGGAGCGACTTTTCATCCGGTTCACTCACCATGCGAGTTTTTAGTAGTTTTAGATAACGTCCTCCATTCCTTGTACGTCCTATGGCAAACACCCCGTCCGCAAAGTTGGAAAGAAGCTTGCTCCCTGCCATATTGGTTTTAGACAAGGGCTTCCATTCCTCAATCTTAGGCGTATGCGCTATTACCATGATACTGATTTTCAGCTCACGCTTCAATCTTGTAAGACCGTCCATAATAGCACCTGCGAACTCCGCTTCTGCTGTCTGCGTAGAAAGATAGGAAAGATTATCAAGTATCATAACCTTTGCACCTGTATCAATCAGCTTGTCTTTTATGCCGTCAATCACGTTCATGTTAAAATCTTCGCTGTCCACTTCTTCCGATATGGTGCATCGGATAAGCGACTTCGGGAAATCCGCATTGCAGTACCTTCTTGCAAGCTGCCTGTCCGATAACTCAAAGTCGAAGTACAAAACGGTTTGAGGACTTACCTCCACCTCCGTACATTCGCTTTCCCCTTTGGCTATCTCGTAGGCTATCTGCGTGGCAAGAATGGATTTACCTATTCCGCTATCGGCAAATAAGAATACAAGCTCGTTCTCCCACCAAAAATCGCCCCAAAGCCTATGAATAGGAGGCTTCTTCTTACCGTCCTCAATGACTGACTGCATATCGGAAGAGCTGAACAATGGTATTTGTTCAACCATATCGCCATCATCGGGAATATCGCTACCTATTTGCTCAAACCGTTCTATGTCGGCTTGTATTTGCTCTTCTTCTATATAATTCATTGTTTTTTAAGCTCCGTTTTAGCGAATACTAAATTTTGTACTTCTTCTTCCCATATATCACCTTCGTTTCCTTCAAAGTCAAGGTAAACGGTATCATTCGGGCTTGCCCTATTGATGCTTGAAAATATTCCGACTATCTGCATGGGGATGGAAAGCCTTTCTCCCTGTGGGGAGCGGAATTTGATATGAACATAGTTGCCTATTTTTAAGTCTGTTGTTTTCATAATCTGATTTTTAAGCAAGGTGCGCCAGCATTAACCAACGCACCCGTTACTTTTTCTACACGTGGCAGATAGGCTATTCTTTCAGAAGTTTTACACGTTGATTAATGATATTCAAATACTCGCCCATATACTCACGTTGAGCTAAAAGCAATCTTCTTTGATTTTCATCTTTAACCGATTCCTCAAATTTTGGAGATTCAACGAACAGACAGAGCTTCTCCAACTTTGCTGCCAAATCCTTCTGTTCAATTACCAATCGGTCAAGAAATGAATCTGCACACTTATATGCTTCTTCAAACGGTTTTACTGGCGACCAGCTTTCGTATCCGTCTTCATAACGAACATGATAACCCTCATCGTCAAAATTTTCCGTTGACGGTTTTTCTCTAAGAAGATGTTTTCCCCACGCGTCACCTCTTGTCATAGGTTCTGCTTCAATCTGTTTTGTTCCAATGTACTTTTTCATATCAATTAATATGGTTTAATTGTTTCTTGATTCATTAATTTCGCCATAAAATCATGCTTTTCTTGTTCGGTTGCTTTTCGCACATTACCTCCCCACATGAAATTTCTAAATCCTGTACTCTTTTTAATTTCCCCGTCATTCCAACCTATAAGAATACCATAACCGTCACCAGTCACGCATCCGTTATAAATGAAAACTCTTTTATCTATCGGATTGTACATTTCCGATTCTTTACTTGATGGGATTCCATACAGAAAATCACCAATACAATATTCTGTTTCTTTCATATTTTCTTATATTTAAGTCCGAAACAAACCTTAATCATAAGCCTTCTGAACAATCCTATTTTATCATAAACGGGAATACTTGACCTTGTCGGCTCATGCACAATATAGCCAATCACCTTAACCGGTTGTTTAACATAACAATTATCCATAATAATCAATTTTTAGCCCATTCGGACTTAGTTATACAATTCATTGACTTAAACCTGCCGGTCACTTTATTGTGGCCGTATGAGTACACGTAGCAGATACCTTCTCCGGTGATATTTACAGTAGATCCACCTCCAACATACAGCTTGCACACATTCCCTTTTGAAACATGGAACTCAACCTTTGAAGCAAGCACCGTAGTAAGCGTGCAATCCTGCTCTATTTGCCCGTTAAAGTCCACATACAGGCACGAAGTATATCCATCCTTGCTCCGCTTCCATTTGCCATTAATATAGTCAGAAAACGTTCGTTCCATATACTGAATATCCATACCGAATCCAAAGCTATGAGCATCTGTCAACAGCTCCACACCGTTTGAATCCAAAGCTATATCCATTAACGCTTCCTTACTTGTAGCTACGTCCCATTTATTCTTATATCCAGTGCAAAGACCGAGCATCATGACATTACGTTTAAAAGAAAGTAAATCATTCATAAAATTGGGAATTTTTTTAGTTCAACTTCTATAAGCTCTTTTATCATCATTACGGCATTGTCCGAATCAGGAATGCTCTTATAAGTCTTTACGGACCGTATAATGTTCCTGCTGCTAATTTTTGAGTGTTTGGCAATATTACCGTATGAGATTCCGAACCTGTTATGCAATACGGCAAAAACTGCACCTCTCGCAATCCTTCCTGTAAGAATAATGTTTGTCCTTCCTTCATAGATAGTTGAAGGATATACAGGGTCCTGATTGCAGAATACTTTATTTACGCAATCACACACGATACGCTCAACTTTTCTTATAACGCCCGATTTTAAAGAATCCTTTTCTTCTGACATACTTTTCTAGTATTTTCTTTTGGTCTTCATTAAGTATTTCTCCGCATATATACATGTTTCCAATAACAGCCTTCTTAAAGTCTGTCACCTTATTACCTATGCTTAGCCCAAGTCCACAATCAATACCTTTATATACAGCAGGAATAAGCACATGAGTATTTATCTTTCCTTTTACGGGTATTGCATTAATTTCAAACTTGACTTGCCCATGCCTTATCCGTATGCCTCCAGTTTCCCAGTCAGGCAAGAATATACCCTTAGTAACCTCCCCGGTTTCCTTGTCCTTGAAAGATACCCACTTCGCACCCGGATGATTACCTATATTGATATAGATACGGTAAGTATTATCAGGATTATACCTGTCTTTCCTCGGTTTCAACACTTCCATCGAATACCTCCTTAGCCTCTTCTGCCATGATAACCTTCTGCTCAAATTCAGCATTCGCCTTTAAATCTTCTTCAGGTGGCGTAGTGTTCATTGCTTTATTCAAATCTTTCATCTGACCTTCCATCCACTTCATATAATTTTCGGCTTCTTTCTGCGCTTCATTAATATCTGTGAACACAGCCATAGGCTTGATAAGGTTCGCTTCGGTAAGCACCTTCATACCGTCCAAGAACTCCTTGTTGGTGGAAGTAGTTTTCCCGAACATTTCATTCTCTTTGTCTTTGATGGATTTCTTGAAGTCCACCATATACTTCAACCACGCATAGAGAGATGTTTCATGTGCCACACCGTCCAATCCCACAGCGTACGGGGTAGTGAACACCCAGAATCCTGTGTAGTTCTTAAAACAGGCATATCCTTTCGTGATTATAATCTCAAACGAGCCGAAGTTTTCTCTCTCCAACACATCACTTTCTTTGATGATGAATTCAAATCCTTGTTGTTCCTTGTTATTTGCCATACCTTATTCCTCCGTTTTAGTCTTTCTACCTCTCTTCGGTCTGAACGCTGTCTTAGCGTCCTCGACCTCGATAACACACTCTCCTTCGTCCTCAATTGTCGCCACCGCCTCATTCTCCTTCAACACTTCCTCAACAACCGGATTAGCCGCTTCCTCCGCTTCTTCCACAACAGACTTCCCGAATCTAGGCTTCTCCTGGTTCATGTTCAGCTTCTGCATATCCATGGCGTACTGCAACTGGTACACCTTGAACTTCTCATCGTCCGAATCAATGATGTCGTCCGCTGCATCAGCATAGTGCATGGCGATAGTTCGTCTGTTTGCTTTCATAGCCATTCCCAACGCCTCTTCATCCACGTACATATACGGATGGATGGAGATAAGACCATCAATGGGAGAAAGCCGCCCGAATGTCTTCTTGTACTGGATAAGTCCGTCAGCCCTTTGTTCAACAATGGCATAGGCATTCATAAGGTTTTTCTTCTTGATAAGGGCGATAGCCAATATCCAAGTAAGCCCCAGTTCGGGATTGAGCTTCTTGGGCAAATCCTTGCACTTCGCAAAGGTCAACGCTTCTGATAGGGTTTCTGTCTCTAAAAACATATTATATATGGTTTATTGTTGTTTAAAATAAAATTATTATATGCTTAGTACTTATTTGTAAGCCTTGTAAACCTTCACAAAATCAGCCTTCTCCGAATAATATCCGTTGGAAGTACCGTACCATTTGATAGTAGCCATTCCTTTGATGGTATGCAAGTGGTAGAAAGTCCAAGTAGCGCTTGCATCCGCATCTTCACGAATCACATCGCTTGCATCATTACAAACCTCTTCTGCCTTCAATATAGGAGAGCCTATCAAGTCTTCAACATCACCACAAACATCGTCAATAGACACAACCTCACAGCAATCTTGTTCGTGGTACATAATAAATTTCGTACCATCCGAGCATATAAATGTAGCTTCTTCCGAATCTTTTTCAAGTCCATCTATACATGTTATAGTCTTTCCAACCAATTCGCTTATATCACATTTTTCTTTCGCAATAATCTCCGTCAGAGGTTTGCCAATACGTTCAAAATAATCTTTCTCGTCTTGTTCTGTACAAGTATGGCGTTGGTAAGCGAGAAGGTCATCAGATATAAATGTCAAATATTGAATATCATTACGGCTAACAACCTCTCCATTCAATATTTTATGTAGAGTGTCATTTAATCTTGTGGCGAACCAGATATCCTCTACAATTCTGTTATCTACAATCGGATTCTTCATATCATTATATATTTATGTTTCAGAAAATTGTTCGTCATATCCGAATGAATGTCCGTACACGTTCTTGAAAGTAAACGTCACTTCCTTATATTTCTGCCCGTAAAGGGTATCGCTTTTAGGCTCTGTGGCTCCTGAGAGGTACATCAGGACCTTTCTCTTCCTCGCTGTATCACGGTAGGCAATCTTAGAACCGGTAATGAAAGCCATAAAGTCATGGTAAGACTTATCATCCTTGGTATCATCCTCCAAGAATATCAATGTCAGTTTTATAGTTGTCTGCTTGTGTGCCGGTGTGCTGGAAACATACACTTCCGCCTTGCTTGTCTCGGCAAAATCCTCTGCATACATATTTGTAGGCTCTCCATACGAATTAAGACCTGTACATTCTTTATACCTTAAACCTGGGAAATCTGTTTCCAAGTCTTTCCAACCGGCACCAAGCTCGCCATAATGCATCATATAAAACTTGTATTCATTCATGTTATTCTATTATAATACACGCAAATATAATAATTTAAATTCATATATTAAAGCTTTACTTTAATATTTATCACTGTGATATATTTAAATCCGCTTTAATATTGAGCTTTTAATCTTAAAAGTAAAAGAATACTTGAAATATACCTTGCATTGCATAGTACTACCTCATTGCATATTAGACATACCCTATATAAATAAAGGAAAAATGTCTAATCCAAAACCTATAAAAAAGAAAGTAACATAAAGAAAAAAGTGAGCGACAGCGAACACCGCTCTCCCTTTTATTATGAATATAATGAAAGGGGTTCATACACATACTGCATAGAGAAGCATCAACGTAAAACAATAACTCATATAATATGATAATATTATGTTACAGCTTATGTGTTTTGATTTAGATAAAATATTCAAACGATTAGGAAGAGAGAAAAAATCAGAAAAAAATTAAAAAAAATGAGAGAGAGGACGGATGCTTACGGTTGCACTGGTATAGGGGGGGGAGGGGCATAGCGTTTATAGTTGGCTGCCTGTATTGTACTACAACGGTTTGCAACGCTCGTTTGATTCGTTGCATATGGCTTTAATATGCGCGATATAGGCAAATAAAGGTAAACGCGCTACATTGTGAAGGTGAAAATATAACGCTTTTATATGGCGCTATATTGGCTTATAAACGTATGTTATGAAACATGTATTTATTTATAATTACTTACAAAATATCATGTGTTTTATTTGATATTTTGATAAAAAAGCGTTATCTTCGCAATGTGAAAGGAAAGGTGATATATTCAAGTTCTATTCTTTCACAGGGGGCAAACGTTAATGCTCAAAGCGTGTTGTTAAATGTTGGAATAAAAAGAGAGCTTTAACACGACAATGTTAAGGCTCTCGTAAGTTGGGAATACTTAAAGCAGTACTCTCCAGGCGCGGAGGCAAAAATACTTCTTTGACTTCTCACTTGCAAATATTCTCCCATTTAATTTTTGATTTTTTGATGCGGTTATAAAAAAAGGTGTAGCAGTTGAAGCCTGCTACACCTGAATAGGTGGAATAATCCACCGAAAGCGGCTAACTTGAATTAGCCAATTAAACCGGTTAAGTTATGGAAATAAGATTTTCCGTAAAGGTTTGGATACTCAAAGTAACGGTTATAATTAACCTATAGTTTGCCAAACCGGGGGTAATGTAAGGAGTTACCCCCAATCGGTTTACTTATTCCATGTCGCAAATATAGCCGTAATTCTCCAATAATCAAAAACCACGCTGTAATGAATTGAAATATTAACATTAAACATTATAGCATTATGAAAGCAATGAGTTTTTACACCGCAAATGGTTGGGCTGGCTCAAACTATGACAGCAAGTTAAGTACTAAAGAAATCGCCGCAAAGGTTAGAGCCTATGCCAAGAAGAATTTCCCGGGCTTTAAGTTCTCTGTTCGCTCTGAATGGAGCATGTACGCGGATTCAATGGCGGTTGAATTAAAAGCCGGTCCTTGTGTTCCTTTCATTGAAGGATCAAGAAGCGCGGAACGTGGTTACATGTCCACAATGTCTAACGTGAAGGCATGGAAAGACGAGTTAACCCCGGAAGTATTCGCAGCGTTAAATGCTGTATCAAATTACGCTAGTTCTTTCCGTTATGACGATTCGGACGGTATGCAAGACTATTTTGATACTAATTTTTATCTGAGTATAAAAGTAAGTGATGAATATAAGGTTATAGAACCGAAAGCGAAGAAAAGCAGCGTTAAGGCTGAAAAGGTTGAGGAAGCCAAAGAAGTGGAAGCCGTGACGATTGAAGGCCTGGAAATCGTGGACTACTCCGAAAAGGCGATCGCGGTGTTTGGCGATACAAAAGCGATCAAAGAGCAATTAAAGGAACTGGGGGGACGCTTTAACCCGTCTTTAAATTATAACGGTGAAAAGCGTGCCGGATGGATATTCAGCAAGAAGCAAGCGGACAAGGTGAAAGAATTGATAGCGCCTATAGAGTTGCCGGCGCTTCCTGAAGAAATATATATCCCGGAATTAGCAGAAGAACCACAAGGGAATGACACCCCGTTAATCATTGATGATTATGCGAAATATGATTCGTTTGATTATCCGACAATACCCGAAGAACTGGACGGGTTTAGACTGGGGGAGGTCGTTTATGACCAGTGTGGAGAAATAGGCGTTATATTGGCTTTTAATGAAAAAAACGGTACTGCCCGTGTAAATTCAAACGGTTGCTGCGATGTCGGAAAATTAAAAAAATGTCCTAAAGAAATAGCGGAAAGAGAAGTTAAGCACATGGATATAATTAGTTGAATATGGTTTTGTTGGTTTTGTTATTCGGTGCCGTGATATTCATTTCCGGCACCGACAGGGATAAGCTACGCGAATTTGTGAACAAAAGTGATGAATCAGATAAATTTTAAAGGATATGAAAGAATATAAGTTAATGGTAGAGTTTTATAACGGGGCGCGCTATTGCTATTACGGCAAGACGAAGAAAGAAGCGTTAGCAGCGTTTAAAAAATCGTTTGGCAACTTTAAAGGTTTTATAAAAAAAGAGTGGACGATAGAACAATATTAACCAATGTGGGGAGGCGGAGCAACACCGCCACCGGGAACTATTTATTAACTTAAAAACATTAAATTATGAGACGTAAAGAATTAGACAACATTTTGCGCAACTTGTTAGTTGCTGGAAATATCGTAACCGTATCATTTGTTCAAATGAAGAATATTCGCAAGGAGTTAAACCGATTTGTGAAGTCTATACAGATAGAGATTATTAAGAGTGATTTTGGTTTCGTTTAGAGAATTAAGACAATGAAAGAAATATATTGCCACAATTAGCATAGATACATTGTTGGGATTTTTGCCAACATATCATCTTATGACACCCCGGCAGTAATACGGCTGCCGGGTAGGCGATAGGTAAGAATGAACGAATAAATTTAATTAAGGAGGAAATAATATGTTCATGATTTGCATTTTGATTTGGTTAGCTGTTGGAGTAAGTAAGGAGCTGACTGGAAATAACGGTTTTTAAACCGAATTATCCGCCAAAGGTTGAAAGCCTTGCAAGTGGTGCAAGTTCCAGGCGGAACTATTTACTAACTTAAAAACAAAAAGATTATGGAAAAGAATTATTTCATTCAGATTAACGAGAAAGGACGAACTATAATGCTTCAACCATGCAACGCATTCGAAGCTATAAGGTTGCTAAACTTCTACAGCGATGGGATAAACCTGCTTAAAGAAACACAAGAAGTTACAAGCGTAGAACTGTATAAGATTGGCGAATCATTGCCGAAACGAATTTTAATCTAAGGAGGGCTAATTTATGGGAAAGATATATGCTTATCACCGCTTTTCAACGGACGAACAAGACGCGCAAAGCCAGAGAAATATAATAGCAAAGTATGCCGAATCAAAAGGGCTGCAAATTGATGAGATTATTTCCGATGAAGGGATAAGCGGAAGCGTTTCATACAAAAAAAGAAACCTATCCGAATTGTTGTCAAAGACGAATAAAGGAGATACTATTATTGTGTCGGAAGTTTCACGCCTTACAAGAGGTGGAATTATCGAACTTAGCGATATGATAGCCGAATTTTTCGCCCCAAAGGGTTTGCGGTTAATTATATCAAATGTAAATCTTGATATTGATTGCTCGGACATGAATCCGCTTATAGAACTGCAATTATCCATGATGGCAACTTTTGCCAAGATAGAACGGCTTAATATAAAGAACCGTACTAAAGCTGCATTAGAAGCAAGAAAGAAAAAGATAGAGCAAGAAGGCGGCTTTTACTCTAAATCGGGCAACTGGTGTACCTCTTTGGGGGGCACAACAACCGGACAGGCGAAAGGCGGTAAGGTAAATGGCGAAAAAAGAAGAAAGGAAGCGATGAACGATGAAAAGAACAATATGATAGCCGCCATGTTGGAGGGGTGCAATACTCCGCAAGATATTGACAAGGTCGTTGAACGATTGAACGCAAGAGGCATTCGCACACATAGTGGCTTAGAATTTACCCGAAATCGCTTAACCGCGCTCAGAACGAAAATAAACAGGCGTGCGGAATACGCACAAAGCGTATTATCTGAATGAATGTTTAAAAACATGCCTTCTTTATTAATGTAATATTTTACATTGTCAAGATAAACATTTATATTTGCAGTATCAAAATAACACAATAGAACCGGCGGCAACGGATAAGCGGCATTAAGATTATGAAAACTTTTAAATCATTAGATGTAAATTTTCGCAGAGCATTCAAGCAGGCAGCAAAACAAGGTATCGTTAAATTCACGGTTGAAGGAATTAAAGACGATCCTGATTCAATCTATCCGATGTTTGAAGTTTCGAATAATCATGTCACTTACTATTCTGTACAGAGACAAGAGAGTGTTTGTATAACTGACGTAAAATTAAAAGCTGTTATCTACTAATGAAAAAAGAAAATCCGAAATATCCAGGTATATACTTTGCTGAAAACATTATTGATTACCATGGCCAGATAGGGATTATTCGCCTATCTTTCCCTCGTTGTTTTATTTGGTTCGACCAAGATGCGGATAGTATATACTGTAGCTATGATGAATTTAAAAATAGAATAGCCCACATAAATTGGCTTGATCCATCTAACAGCGGAAGCAATAGAGATAAGGAATTAGCATTGATTGAGATGTGGAATTTCTTGTGTGAAGAAGAAAGAGAGGAAGAGAGGTTATATGGAGAACTTGAATGAGAGAGAACGAATCGGTAAGCGTATTGCCGAGCTCAGAAAGCAAAAGGGATTGTCCCAAGCGAGATTGGCAGAGCTGGTCAGTATAAACCAGGGTCACATAGCACGAATAGAACTTGGTAAATATAGTACAGGTATAGATATCCTTGCAAAGATAGGGTATGCACTAGGTTACAGGATTGATTTTATAGAAAACTAAAAAAATGAAAACATTAGAAGAACTCAGAGACTTTATCAACCGAGAAATAAACTTTGTGTCTTTGGATATAATTTTTAAAGTAGTTGATTTAGTCATAGCTGAAAACGGATGGACCGATGAACGTCCCAGTTCTCAATACGGTATATGCAATGATGGTGTACGTATCCTTTTCTTTGATTTGGAAATGGTTGCTGTGATAGAACAATATAATATTGGTAATTAATAAGGAATAATTTCTCTATTTTGGTATAATTATTCATTCATATAGGTTGTATCAAAAACTGATACAACCTATATTTACAATTCACTTGAGATTATCCAATATCTGTCTTATGGCAAGATCTGCATGCTTTGACATGATTTTCACATAGTTAAATATCGGTCTGTTTTTTTTCATCGACTGCCCTATACAGTATTCCAGTGTCTCCAATGGTATCCCGATTTCAAAACCATGCTGCACAAACGACTTACGAGCCGAATAATATATTAATTTTCTGCTTATTCCTGCTTCTGTTGCAAGATTTTGCATTTGTCTGAATAGAAGGTTATCCACCTTACTTCGTGTTTCATATCGTCCGAAAACAAGTTTTCCACTCTTATCCATGTATCTGTCTATTATTTCCTTAGCTTCCGGTTGTATGGAAAAACAAGTCTGCAAATTACCGTCCTTGGTGTGTTCCGTCTTTATACGTGTATATGTTACTTGCTTTTTCCCCTTAAAGTTGTAAGCTAAAATATCTCCTATATTCATTCCTGCCAGGTAATAGGACAGCATAAAGATATCACGAACAATCCTTAGATTATATCTGTCTATTTCTAGATCACGAATCCTTTTTAGTTCTGTAACACTGATATCCAGGTCTCTTACGTTCGCAGATGGCTTTTTATAGACTTCGTAAGGGTAAACCTTGTAATCAACCATCTTTAACTTAATGGCGTAGTCTATTACCACTTTTAAGAGCGTTGTGTATATGTTTATCGAGGTTGGGCTTAATTTGTCATTAACAAGTTTATTGCTAAATCCCTGTATATTTTCCGGAGTTATGTCACGTAACATAACTTCATATCCCATAAATTTTATAAACCTATTTACTGCAAGAGTGTATAGCTTAACCGATTTCGGTCGTTCCAATGATTTTACGTAACTGTCTAATGCACATCTCAATGTCTGGGCATTATCTGATTTTCCACGCTTAAGAATCTCAATCAGTTGTTGACAATTATATGCGTCTGTATCAATTTCCAAAAGGATTTTTTCGTATTTTTCTAAAATGGCTTTTATCTTCATGTTGTAGATAGATGAATTTTCTCCTCTCACCACCTTATTGTTTTTGAGCAGTGACGGTGATTCAATATCCATATCCGTAGATATGTATCTTGTAATTCCTTTGTGGGCTACGGAAATTTTAATCCTGTACTTTCCACTTTTCAATTTTTGGCTGTTTATTACAACCGCATTTATCATTGCCATAATCAATATATTTAAGTTCTACTTAGTTCTTTTGTAATTTAGATTTACATTTTTGCGCAATTAAAATGCAATAAAATTGTTATTTACAATTGCATTTACAATCGAAAACCGTCATTTTTGAGGGTGATACTATTTTTTTGCTTATTTTCAAATGGCTGATTTCCAATAAAAAGTGCCCCAGAACCATTCTCTAATGGGGTGGGGCACTACAACACAAAAACTAAACTAGACTTAACTAAACTATTCTATTAAGAAGTTTCAC